GTGTAGGGGTCTGAGGTCCCAAAGGTGACACTGAGCGACCGAACGTCGTGATGCCCTGCACGTGCGAGGAGGTGGCCATGTCCGGGTACGGCCCGCCCCCGGCGGAGAACAAGCGCCATCGCAACAAGGACACCTTCGAGGGCCACGAGGTCACCGTGACCGAGGGCCAGCAGATCGACGCCCCAGAGCTGCCGTTCTCGGGGCGCTACTCGCAGGCGACGTGCGACTGGTACGGCACCTGGTGCCGGTCCCCGCAGGCTGGGACGTTCACTCCGACCGACTGGCAGCGACTCCACATGATCGCGCCGCTGGTGAACGAGTACTGGGTGGAGCCGTCGCCGAAGCTGATGGCCGAGATTCGATTGAACGAATCTCTGCTCGGCGCGACGCACGTGGACCGCCTGCGCGGCCGCATCAAGGTCGAGAAGCCCAGGCCCGACTCCGGTTCCGGCTCGGCGGCCGGCGTGGCGGACATGAACCAGGCGCGGCGCAAGCGGATGACCGATGCCTCGTGAGCTGGTGCACGCCCCCGAGCACGACCGGGCCCGGTCGCTGGGACTGCTGGGCTGGGCCTGGGTCGAGCACTTCTGCGTGCACGGCCCTGGCGACGTGCAGGGCGACGTCGTCGAGCTCGACGGTGAGTTCGGCGGGTTCATCGTGGACGCGTACGCGCTGCGCCCCGAAGGCCGGCGAATCTACGACTCGGCGGTCATCTCGCGCGGCAAGGGCCGGGCGAAGTCGGAGCTGGCCGGGTTCATCGGGCTGTTCGAGGCGTTCGGGCCGTGCCGGTTCGCCGGGTTCGCCGAGGGTGGCGAGGTCTTCGAGTGGCGCGACCTCCGGTACACCTACGAGCCGGGCGAGCCGATGGGCCGGCCGGTCACCTACCCGTTCGTGCGCTGCCTGGCCACCGAGGAAGAGCAGTCGGGCAACACCTACGACAACATCCACTTCAACCTGACCGAGGGCCCGCTGGGCGAGGACCTGCCCAGCGGCGCGGCGGGGATCACCCGGACGTTCATCCCCGGCGGCGGCGAGATCCGGCCGAGCACCGCGAGCTCGAGCGCGAAGGACGGCGGGAAAGAGACCTGCACGATCTTCGACGAGACCCACCTGTACGTCACGCCCGAGCTCAAGCGGATGTACAAGACCGTCGACCGCAACTGCCGCAAGCGCAAGGACGCGCAGCCGTGGGCGTTCCAGACGACCACGATGTACCAGCCGGGCGACAACAGCGTCGCCGAGAAGACCCACGAGCGCGCCAAGGCGATCACCGAAGGCCGCTCGCGCGCGGCGCGGCTGCTGTTCGACCACCGCGAGGCGCCCGCCCAGGTCGACCTGACCAGCCGCGACGAGCTGATCGCAGCGCTGCGCGAGGTGTACGGGCCGTTCGCCGACGTGCTCGACCTCGACGGGATCATCGAGAACGAGTTCTGGAACATCGAGAAGGACGTCGAGGAGTCCCGGCGGTACTTCTTCAACCAGCCGACCGCGGCCCGCGACGCCTGGACGACCAAGCCCGCCTGGGCCGCGTGCGCGGATCCGGCCAAGGTGGTCGCCGACTCCGACCCGATCGCGCTGTTCTTCGACGGCTCCAAGTCCGACGACTCCACCGGCCTGGTCGCCTGCGATATCGAGACCGGCCACACGTTCGTCATCGACGCCTGGGAACGCCCGGCCGGCCAGCAGGGCGAGGGCTGGCAGGTCGACCGCGCCGACGTGGACCGCGTCGTGCGGGCGACGTTCGACCGGCGCGACGTCGTGGCGTTCTTCGCCGACGTCGCCGAGTTCGAGTCCTACATCGACACCTGGGCGGCCGCCTTCGGTGACCGGCTGGTGATCCAGGCCACGACCGGGAAGAACGCGCACGCGGTGGCCTGGGACATGCGCAAGCACGTGCAGGAGTTCACCGAGGGCGCCGGCCGGACGCTGATCGACATCGGCCAGCGAGACCTGACGCACGACGGCGACTCGCGGCTGCAGACGCACGTGCTGAACGCGCGCCGCCGGCCGAACCGGTGGGGCGTGTCCATCTCCAAAGAGGGGCGCGAGTCCCCCAGGAAGATCGACCTGGCCGTGTGCGCGATCGGCGCGCGGATCGCCCGCCGGCAGGTGCTGGCCTCGGCCGCCTGGCGCAAGCGCCGGGCCCGCAAGCGCACCGGCAGGGTGTGGTGACGACGGAGAGGGGCGCGCGATGGTGATGGCTCCCTCGCAGATCGTCGGGCTGACCAAGGAGCGGCTGCTGCCGATGTGGGAGGGCGAGCACGAGCGCCTGGACCGCGTCGATCGCTGGTACCGCTGGCAACAGGAGAACGTGACCGTGCCGCGCGGCGCCACGCCGGAGATGAAGGCGCTGGTCGAGCTGTCCAAGACGCCGTGGCTCGGCCTGGTCGTCAGCACCGTCGCGCAGGCGATGTACGTGGACGGCTACCGCTCCCCGGCCGGCGAGTCCGCGGCGGCGACGCCGTGGGGCGCGTGGCAGCGCAACGACTGGGACGCCCGGCAGCTCGCGATCCACCGCGGGGCGCTGGCGTACGGGTACGCCTACGCCACGGTCCTGCCCGGCGAGATCAACGGTGAGCGCCGCGCGGTGATGCGCGGGGTCAGCCCGCGGCGGATGCAGGCGGTGTACGCCGACCCGGCCGAGGACGACTGGCCGATGTACACCATCCGGGTGGAGACGTCCGGGCGGGCTCGGATGATCCGGGTGCTGGACGAGGAGGCCGAGTACTTCCTGGGCGAGGAGGACGGCGGGCTGAAGCTCATCGAGCACCGCACGCACGACCTGGGCGTGTGCCCGGTGGTGCGGTACTGGGACCACCGCGACCTGGACGGCCGCACGCCCGGCGAGGTCGAACCGTTCATCCCGGTCGCGGCCCGGATCAACAAGACCAGCTTCGACCGGATGATGACCCAGCACTTCAATAGCTGGAAGGTCTGGACGATCTCCGGGATGACCCAGCCGGAGGACGCGACCGAGGCCGAGGTGAAGCAGAAGAAGCTGCGCCTGCGGCAGGACGAGATCCTCGTCGCCGACGATCCGGACACCAAGTTCGGGGCGCTGCCGGAGACGCCGCTGGGCGGGTTCATCGAGGCGTGGAAGTCCGATATCGAGGCGCTGGCCGCGGTGACGCAGACTCCGACGCACGCCTTGACCGGCACGCTCATCAACTTGAGTGCGGAAGCGCTCGCGGCCGCCCGGGCGCAGCTGACCCAGAAGGTCGCCGAGTACCAGAAGGGCCTGGGCAAGAGCCACGACCAGGTGCTCCGGCTGGCGGCGCACATCGAGGGCGACGAGGTCGCGGCCTCCGACTTCGAGGCGCACGTGACCTGGCAGGACATGGAGGTCCGGTCCTTCTCGCAGGCCGCGGACGCCCTCGGCAAGCTCGCGCAGATGCTGCAGGTCCCGGTGCGGGCGCTGTGGGCGCGGATCCCCGGCGTCACCAAGACCGACGTGGACGAGTGGGCGCGGCTGGCCGATGAGTCCGACACGGTCGGGTCGCTGCTGGCCGAGATGCAGGCGCAGGCCGAGATGCAGGCGCAGGCCGAGACCGGCCCGGCCGGGGAGGTGCCGCCCGGTGGCGGCGACGGCGCAGGGCTCTAGGCTCACCGACCAGCAGCGCCGCCTCCAGTTGGCACTGCGGGCGCTGACGGTCCGCGATGTGATGCAGGTCTGGCAGATGCTGGACCCGACGGCCCTGGGGTCGACGTGGCCGGGCGTGGAGACGGCGCTGATGCGGATCATCTCGGCGCGGCGTACCGAGTCGGCGCTGCTGGCGGCGCGGTACGTCGCCGGGTTTCGCGCGGCCGAGCTCGGCTCTTCGGCCGGTGCCCCGCCCGTGCTACGGCCGGCGCCGGTGGACCAGGGGGCGCTCCATGTGTCGCTGTCGGTCACCGGCCGTTCGACGATCGAGCGGCTGACGCGGTCGCGGGCGCAGACTCCGGAGCAGGCGGCGCGGACGGCGATGACCAGGGTGGTCGGCTCGGCTGGCAGGCACGTGCTGGACGGCGGCCGGTCGATGGTGGACGAGACGGTCCGCGCGGACCGGCAGGCGCTCGGCCATGCACGGGTGACCTCGGGCGGCGCCTGCGCCTTCTGCAAGATGCTCGCCGGGCGAGGTCCGGCCTACAAGTCCGAGCGGACAGCGGGCTTTGAGGCGCACGACAACTGCGCGTGCGGCGTGGAGCCGGTGTACCGGCGGGACGCGCCGTGGCCGCCCGGCTCGGAGCGGTTCCGGCGCGAGTGGGACGCCGCGACCGCAGGCAAGTCCGGCAAGAACGCCCTGAACGCCTACCGCCAGTCGCTGGCCGGCGGTTCCTGATCTTCCGCGCCCTGGAGGCGCGGGCCCGCCCAGCCCGAAACCCCTGGAGGGTGACCATGTCCGAAC